TTCAGATTTCTTCTTCAAAAGAGTACTCGCTAACTCCAGAAAACTTATCTTTTCTTGGCGACCAAAATCTGATTATTTCTGCGCCTAAAGAATTTGTATTAGATTACGGTAAGATCTACTCCTCCTCCTCGGACTGGTTAGCGGCGGACTGGTTGGCTGCTGACTGGGAAACTAACGGAGTACCCACGCTAGGCGTTCGGTTCTTCCAAGACGAGGCTGCCGCGGTGGTCTCGCCCAAAGATTTCGATCTAGTATTCAATACTTCCGTTGCTTTTGCAGATACGGTTCTCCCGTCTGGAACTAAAGAGTTCGATCTAGGATTTGAGACTTTAGCCTTCTTTGGCGACCAGATATTTGTCGTGGCGGCTCCTAAGGCGTACGACCTAGCCCTTACTCCCGACTTAGATTTCTATACGGGCCAGCGGTTTGACGTAGTTACTACAGACTTTACTCTAGAACCGCAGGACGTCGAATTCTACTTCGAGCTGTACCGGAGCTTCCCGGGTAATTAACTCGTCTGAGTTTAAATATGAGCTTTTGGGGGTAAGTGTAGAGACCGAGGAGGGCGCAGGACGATTCACGGTATTCACTGGAAACGATATCCTAGTNNCGGACGTTCCCTATACTACGACANCGACAAATACGGCACTTTCTGGTATAATAGAGCGTGGGGAAAACTTAACAATTCTAGTATACATGCAGAACGCGTACTTTAGATCGTTTAAGGCNGACTTTGCTATGAAGAGGATTTACGAATAATGTTGCCTGTAACTAGTTATACAACTTTAGTAGCCGCTATTCTAGATTTAGCTGAAGACGTTGGTGTTGAACTGCAGGATTATCTGCCAGTAGCTATAGATTTAGCCGAACAGAAGCTAACTAAAGAACTGGATATTTTGGGTTTGCAATATGTATCCTCCCCCATTAGTTTAGGAGTAGGAGTAACTACTATTACAAAACCTGCCGACCATAAATTGACATATTTTCTTCGAATAGTTAATCCTACTACTCAAGATGAAACAATCTTAGAACGTAGACAAGATGACTATTTAATCGAGTACTGGGGTAGGTCAAAAACCCCAAGCACTCCTAAATATTATTCAGATATTGACGAAACAACGTTTAGAATTGTCCCTGGATCAACTCAAGTTACTAGTGTTGTAGTTCATGGGGTTAGGCGTCCTACAGCGCTTTCTACATCAAATCAAACTAATACCTTTACACGACAAGCCTCTAATGCGCTGTTGTTTGCGTCCATGATGGAAGTGGCCACCTGGCAACGTAACGACTCTATGTATCAAAAGTATGTAGTTGCGTATAATGAAGCTAGAGACGGGCTTAATAACGAGGGTCGTCGTCAGCGTCGAGACAATACGGAAGCGCCCGGAAACGTCGATCCATCTGTCAATACCCTTTTGGGCTCCAATTAAGAGGAATTTAAACTATGCCTAGTACATTCACGCCACGTAACCGCCTAACTATGCAGGAAATTGGTTCTAACGAATCAACTTGGGGGGATATCCTCAATGAAGTAATTGATCTTACCGATGAGGCGCTAGACGGTATTCTAGATATTGATATTACTTTGGGAAACAAAACCTTAACGGTTATAGATGGTTCAGATGATGAGGCCCGTAATCGAATGGTTCGGATTGTTAACGCCCATACTGCAGACCGTCAGGTTATTTTACCCGATAACCAAAAAATATATTTTGTATCTGTTGTAAATTCGAATGGGGCAACTACAACCATTAGAAACGCCTCGGATCTTACAGGGGTTACTATTACAGGTACTTCTGACGTCTTTATTATTTGTGACGGCACTGTTACGGAACTATTTAATCCAACCCCACAACTTGGNGAAATGGCGTATTTAAGCAAAGTTGAAGCCCTACAATTAGTTTATCCTATTGGATCTCTTTACGTAAACTATTCGAATGCTAATAATCCTAACGATGCTGGAGTGTTGGGTTTTGGTACGTGGCAAGCTTTTGGTGAAGGCCGAGTGCTAATTGGTGTAGGTTCAGCTACCGNTACGAGATCAGAGGTTAGGGCTTTTGCCGCTGCAGAACAGAGTGGTGAGTTTTAGACACGCGCTGACTGAAGCAGAGAACGGCCCCCACCTCCACCCAGTTAATTATTCTATGTTTTTATCTGATACAAGAGAGGGTCCAAATGGCGTAAGTTCTATCGGATCGGGGGGTTCTTCGGGTAATACAACATCTTCTGGCTCAGGTACTGCACACAATAACGTTCAGCCTTACGTAACTGTTTACATGTGGATAAGAGTTAGCTAAAATGACATCTGATGGTAAATACACGCCAATCGAACTGGCCCCAACAGTAAACAAAGACGATACACAATATCGTGCCGAAGGGCAATGGGTGGATTCTAATTTAATTACCTTCTCTTCTACGGGGCGTATTTCCCGCTTTCTGGGGTGGACTCGTAGATCTTTTAGAGAAATTATCTTAGGAGTAGCTAGAGCTATCCACATTTGGAAAGAGCTTCAAGATCTTCCTCACTACGCTACTGGATCTAATGAAAAGCTACAAATTGAACAGCTTGGTACTATTTTTGATATTACCCCGGTGGAATCTACTCAATCCTTAACTGATGTCATTTCAACTACTATTAGCTCAAATATCTTAACTATTGCTGACGCGGGACATGCTCGAAATATCGGGGATTGGATCGTATTCGATTCTGTTCAAGATCCTGTGGGCGGCTTAGATCTTAACGGACTTCAAGGTAAAGTAGTAGCTGTTATTAGCGGCAGTTCTTACGAAGTTGAAATTGATGAAGTAGCTATAAGTACAGAAGCTTCTGGTGGTGGGGGTGTAGATTTATTATATTTACTTCCCTCTGGACGACAAAGTGCTGGTGTAGCGTATGGTTACGGAGCTGGTACTTATGGTACGCCCGGGGNTTCTCCTACTTCAGGATATGGTNATCCTAGAGGGGAGAACGGTCTAGAAGTTCAATTACGCCAATGGAGTATAGATAACTGGGGTGAAGACCTATTGGCTGTCCCTCGTGGCGGAGCCCTCTACTGGTGGGATGCTACAAATACGGTTAATACTAGAGCGGTTATTGTACCCACTGCCCCTGCAGCGTCTAACGTTATGTTTGTTCATCCGAATAGACATTGCGTTCTTTTGGGCACTATTCCTGTTGGTGGAACGGAATTGGATTCTCTAGAGATCCGCTGGAGCGATAGAGATAACTTTGCTGAGTTTGATGTAGAAACTAACAACCGTGCGGGTACATATAGGCTGCAGGGAACAGGTAACGAGATTATAGGATATGCTCACTCCCGTAGAGAAACTGTAATCTTTACAGATGATTCGGTATGGGCTATGCAGCCGTTACAATCAGAACTAGTATTTGGTTTTAAGTCTAGATTGCTACAANNGCGGGTATAGTATCACAGCACGCCTCTGCTGGTGTGGATGGTGTGGTATACTGGATGTCTTTCCGTAACTTCTATAGATACGATGGCGTGGCTATCGCTATGGAAACCAATATTGAAGATTTCGTATTTGATGATATGGACTATTTACAAAAGGCTAAGATCTTCTGTGGTATCAATAAAACATCTGAAGAGATTATCTGGTTCTATCAATCTAAAACCTCATCTACAGGTGATGTAGATAAATATGTAAAGTACAACTGGAGTATGGGTTCCTGGGATGTGGGTAGCCTCGATAGATCCGTATGGGCAGATTCGGGCATCTTTTACCAATCCAATTGCAGTATCCTCTAGTGGTGAACCTTACNANCAGAATACTGGATTGACGTATCCCGGGGTTGGGGATGTTAGATCATTTGTTGAGTCTTCTTTCTTCGATATTGAAGATGGTACGGATATGCTATTTATTGACCAGATTCTGCCGGATCTACGTCTATCGGGTCCTATCAACTTTTATATTACAACTCGTAAGTGGCCAAATGGGCCGGAAACTACGAAGGGTCCGTATGTACTTACAAATACAACTACCTCCGTCCCCTTGAGATCTCGTGGAAGACAGGCTAAAATTAGATTTGAAGCAGACTTAGACGGTGTGGATTGGTCTTTGGGTAAACCTCTTTATAGAATTAAAACGGACGGGCAGAGGTAATGTCACTTAGGGCACCAGAAACTAAATCTAGAGATATACCCCCAGATATTAGAGATTACATACGTGATCTTTGCCTTACTTTGGAACAAGAGTTTGATAAGGTTGAGGACGCTTTAAATGCGGATGTTAATCTAGTTTATGAAAGCTTTATTACCATTACCGCTGACTATTCTGCTGGGCAGAGAAGTAATATTCTAGTTGATAC